ATTTTCCTCACATGCGAGTTAGGTGCGTCGATCTGCATGAAGTCAGGCCGGGAGCCTGTTCGAGCGCACCGGATAGTCCCGGATTAGTGTGGTTATACTAGGTGGAATGGGGGGTGTCAACCTTTTTCTTGGCTCGTGCGGCTAACATCTTTGCTCTCCATTCTGGGTCCGCCCACAGTGCTTTAGAAGCAGCTTTTTTGGCGGCTTTTACTTCTTCCCGGTTAGCTATCTCTTTATTATTAGCCGTCTGCTTTGCCGCATACTCAGGGTCTGCCCACTGCGCCTTAGCCTGTGCGCGGGTCTTAGCTTTAGACTTATCCGTACTACGTCCTGCTTTGATACCTACAGCACGTTTCTGTCTAACGTCTTCGTCTTGCCATGTTTCTTTACTATTAAGGGACTTTAGGGCGCGGGCTTCTGGTGTACTTTGTACAGCCTGCTGCGCAGCTATAACTTTGGCTCGGTATTCTGGACGCTGCCATTTATCCAAAGAATCTATACGGTTTGCCTCACGTTCCTCCTCAGTACGTATAGCTCCGGCTGCACCTTCTCCGCCGTCCGTACGGTTAAATAGAGTCCCGGTGCCTAAGTCACGCCGCCCATATAAGGCAACAAGCTCCCGCTCTTTGGCAAACGCCTCTTGTTCATCTTCGGTTTCAAGCACCCGCTGGCATACCGCCACTAGCCCTCGCTGTTTCAAATGGGATATGAAGTCCTGAAATGGTTTGTTGTGCGAACCTTTGGACCAATGAGATATGTCGCGGTCGCCAGTACCCTTACCAACATACACAGGCTGATTCCCCTTAGTGGGGCGTGGATCACGATAAACGTAAACGTAGAACATAGGGCCTCCTTAGTAGGGACCCAACTATACATGAATGGATGGAGAATTACAAATATATTTCGCTGGTTTACGAATTTGTATTTGACACGGGTAATATCGTTGCCGAGCTTTGTAACGTACGCCAAAAAGAACAAGGGGGCCGAAGCCCCCTTGAAAACCCGCATAAACACTAGGTTTTACGTTACGCGCCGATTGAACCGTACATCGAAAGTGGATCAGACCAGCCGAAACTGTATCGCTCACGAGCCTTGTATCTTACGTTGCCTGTATCGAAGTCCCCGTCCATGGACGTAGACATAGGCGTACGAACAAAGTGCTTCATGCCGTTTGGAACGTCAGTGGTCAGGAACCATGCGTTGTTATCGGTCAGGAAGTGATTGATCGCGTAGCCTTCAGGGATCGAACCGTTGTTCTTGATCGCGTTGACATCGTTATCGTTGGTGCCGACACGGAGTTCGGTTTCCAACAGGCGAGTCGCAACGAACTGCAGAGCAGGAGGAACGATCAGCTTACGAGGCTTAGCGGCAATCAGCAGGCCACGTTCGTCTGTCCAAGCAGCGATCTGAATAACGGCGGCTTCCAGAGAAGTCTCGTTCAGGTCAGCAGGGACACCCGGAATGTTGCTGTTAACGCCACCAGAGACCAGAGGGTGCGCAGCCGAGAACAGAGAGACATTATCACCGCCCGGGTAGGACGAGGAGAAGCCGTTGTTCAGGACGTTAGCAGCCTTGACCTGTTTGGTGTAGGCCATAGCACGAGCCAGAGCCTTGGTGTAACGAGCAGACAGGCTGTCGTACAGGTTGTCTTCGATGGCCTCTTCGGTCAGCGAGAAACCCAAAGCGATGGTTTCGTGGTTGTAGCGAGCAGTCCAAGCTTCCTGCGCATTGTCATAAGCAATAGCGGAGCCTTCGTTCTTGACTGGAGCAGCCGAGAAGCCAGACAGCTTGGTCTCTTCTTCGAAGGAACGCTCGGAAGTCTCAGTTTCGTAGATTTCCTTGTGTTCTTCACCATAACGAGCGTACTCCATACCGAACAACGCGTTCAGGCCGGGGAGCAGCTCTTTCAGTAGTTGTGCACGTGAAATAGCCATGTTTTACTCCTTAAATGCCAGCGGCGTTGTAGTACGAGTGATAACCAAAGTTGAACTTTACGATCAACTCAACGAAATCACCATTGGAGTCAGCAGTATCAGGCACCACGTCCACTACACGCATTGGCAGGGAAGTAATAGTACCCGACGAATAAACGCCGACTTTCGAGTCGCCAGTATTGGCGTTACCTGTGTTGAGGATCAGTTCAACGTTTTCACCAACAACGTCTTGACCAACATACGCAGGAACCAGACCGGAGGCATCAGCAGTATCACCGACAGACACAACTTTATAGAGTTGGTCAGGATCGTCAGCAATATATGCCTTAGCATCAGTCACGCCAGAGGCGAAACCGGGCCAGTACTGGGAGAACGTGAGCTGCTTAGTAACCGGATTGGTATACGAGCAACCGAGGAAAACACCAACAACGCCGTCCAGAGGAGCAACGTCAGCTTGCAGGGGCGAAACCTCGACAGTGCCTGTACCAACCAAAGTAACTACATCACCGTTAAAAATCGGGGTGTTGTAATCAACAGTAGCGTTGGTAATAGACAGTTGGCGAGTTGCACCGGCAAACACCTGACCACCGATCAAATTGATCGGCTTTAGCCCGTAAGGGGCTGGAATAACAGGATAAGCCATGATTAAAACTCCAAAAAATTATTTTCCAGAGCCAAAGGACGTTGACGACTTCTTCTCAGAGAAAAGAGGCATACGCGGATCGCTTTGGCGCATGAGGTTGTTGTCAACTGCATTCATCTGGTCGTTAGCTTGCTTCTGGTAATAAGCATTACGCTGTTCCACAAACTCAACCGGAGTCTTGCATAACATCAACCCACCAATCACAACAACGTCTTTACTAGCGTTGTCGGAGTCCATATGTAACTGCAGTTCAGGATGTTCAGATGCCTTCACAGGCTCCCAACCTTCACGTCGTTTCGCAGAGAGATTAATAGGGTCTGGCGAGTTCAGTGTCGAAACACGAACCCAACGAAACGAATAGCCCGGTTCTGGGTCAGGCGTCGGCAATAGTTCGGGGGGTGCCCACATCGCCTTACGTTGACTTTTTGTGCGGCTTTCGAGCTCACGGCTCAAACGAGTTTCGCTAACCATTATCTATTCTCCTGTTGTTCAGCAACCTTTTTGGCGTAAAGTTCCAGAGGTACACCTAAACGTTTCGCTATTGCTACTTGCGAAGCACTTAACTTTACCTTCTTGGGCGACGTACTACGTGTAGCAGGTGCTACGACCGTAGCTGGTTTGGCACGGGGCGCGGCCTGTTGAGGCTCGTCCTCGGGATCATCCTGACCTTCTTGGCTCCTGAAATAATCAGGGAATGTGTTGCGCATACGAGAGTTGACCTTCTCGTAGTAATCATCCGAACCTACAAAGCCTTGACCATACTGTCTAACTAAAGCGTTATGCACGCCAAGGGCGGTTGCGCTCATAATAGTATGCTGGTCATCGCTCTCGTCTCCGTACCAAGGATTGTCCGAAAGCCAACGTTCGAGCTTAGGGTCTCCTTGCGAAGAGGTAGGTGATTTAGCCGGACTATACTCGGGTTTTTCCTGTACTTCAATAGGTCTAAGGTTTTCAGCCTTGTCAAGTCTAAGCGCGGCTTTAGCGATCTCCGCCTGAGCCTCAGCCACTGCATCCACGTCCCCGTTCTCGTAGGCGTCTTTGTACTTCTTTTTAGCCTGTTCCAACTGGAGCTGGGCGGCAGATTTGCCTTGCTCAATAAATACCTTAGACCCCTCAGAGAGCTGCTGCTGGAGGCGCTTGTTTTCCTCGTAGACCTGTTTGGCAAACTCCTCGGCGGCTTGGCGCTCACGCAAGGCTTCTTCTTTAGCCCGGCGCTCGTCGTGGTACCCCTTTGTAAACTTTTTGAGGCGCTTCTGAACCTTTTCGTCATACGATTTAAGTTCGTCCTCAGTTACGTCCTCGGGGGGCTCCGCCATGGCTTTACGGCCACGGTCTTGTGGAGGGGTGTCGTCTACGATCTCTAAGTCAAACTCAGAGTCGTCAGCCGCTGCTTTGTTAACTTTTTGCTCGGTCTGGGTCGCGGACTTAGCCTCTGCCTCATCCGGGAACTCAAACTCCGTTAGTTCCATCTTGGTAGCCATTTGTTACTCCTTAGTGTGTGCAACCGAAAAATTGTTCGGTGTGTTTGTTTGACTTTCTACGATTCCAACGCGCAGGGACAACCTGTAAGTTGCTCGCGGAAGAAGTACCTCCTTTAGATACTGGGGTAATGTGGTCTACATGCCAGTCTGTTCCGGTTAACTGCTTCCGCATACTAGCTAACCTAGCCGCTTCAATAAGCACAAAACGGTCAAAATCAGTAGCCTCACGAATCAAAGACCTGCGAAGTGACCGTGCTGCTGCAAAATATGGCTTGTTCGCTGCGGCCCACTTCTTACGTGCTGCTTTACGAGCGGGCGACACGGGTTTTTGGCTGCGTTTAGCTTCCAGAACAGCCCGTTTACCCGAAGCCTTATATTGCTCTTCGTGCCGTTTTCGCGATGCCTTACCCTTATCGCTTTCCTCGTAACGCCTACGAGCTTCTTTTTGCGCTTCACTACGCACGTGTTATCCCCCTCGGGTCTTGGACGACTGCTTCGACCGTGTCATCGTTAATCAAGCGAAACTCCCTGCCATGTATCTTCAGGCGGGTGCCTGAGTTAGGACGGGCCAAGATAAAGTCACCCTCTTTACACCACGGACCGGTCGGGAACTTCTCCGCATCCTTGTAGCAATCGGGGCCGAGTTTCACCACAAAAAACACGGTAGCCAGCACTTCTTCGAACCGACGAGTTTCGTCAGCTTTAATCAGGCCGCTGTCGTACTTTTCTTCTGCTTCGGGAAGCGCCACTAAGATGTGGTATCCCGAGGGTTCTGGCAGTTGTCTTGCTTTCTCCTCTGCGGTTTTGTCCATAACAGCGGACAGGTCTACAGCTTGAGATAAGTCAACAGCACTAGTCATCAGATTTCTCCAGTCTTTGCACGAGGTCGTCTATAAGTTCCGTAGCCAGTGCTAGACCCCGGATGACTCCGGCTACGTGTTTGTACTCTTCCATACTGCCTGCAGAGCCGTTCGCAAGGAACTCGACTCGTGATTTTTGCTCTTCGGTAAACTTGGTCTTCAAGTACCCAAGGACGGTTTCTTCCTTCATCTTTTCTCCTTAGCTGGCGACTTAGCCGGTTGCTGGTTACGACGCTCTTCCCGTCGTTCTTTCGCTGCTTGGAGCCCCAACCGCACACCTTCTGCCTGCATCTTGGACTGCAGCTCGTTGCGACTGTGGGTTGCCTTCATACCTGCTTGGAGGCCAGCGATCTCTTTTTGTGCCGCGATGCGAGCCTGCTCGACTTGGAGTTGCTGCTGTTTGAGAGCTGCATCTGCCTGATCCTTTTGCATCTTGCGCTGGAGTTCTGCTTGTTTGATCTGCAGTTCCTGCTGCTGCATCTGGACCACTGGGTCTTGCGCTGCCTGCTGAGCTTGTTGCTGTGCTGCCTGCTGCTGGTTTTGCATGAGTAGGCGTTGTGCTGCTTGAGCCGACATCTGGGCAACTTGCGCTGCGATTTCCGGCGGCATCTGCTTGTTCTGCTCTTCGGTCGGCAGAGTTACACCCAATGTTTTCTCGATGTCACGACGGTACTGGAAGCCCAAGTGCTCATTAATATGAGCCATAGCTGCACCCATAATTGCCTGCGCCATCGGATTGCCTTCCATCATGGCTTGGAGCTTGGGGTCCTGTATCGCTGCCATGTGAACCGTAATGTGGGCCTCGTGATCCTGCTCCATGAATGCCTTGGCAGGTTTACCCATCAGGATGTTCTGGTTCTCTTGGACTGGGTCTGTCGGATGCTGGTCATCCTCAGTCGGCACAAGCTTAGCTGCGTTCTTAATACCCAAGACCTCGATCATCTGACGGTGCAGGAGTGGCAAGTCGTACAGTTGTGGAGCCTGTTGCGCCAGTTGGATCACAGCTTGGTACTGCACGATCTTCTGCGCCATAGTGGCAGCGTTAGGATCAGACACAGGGATGATGTCCACCATGTCGTAGTCAGCCTGCTTGACCTGACGGTCACCGTCTACTGGTGTGTACGCGTACTCTTCTGGAGTGTAGTCACGGATGATGGCCTTCAACAGTCTGAACTCACCACGCATCGCATAGTGCAGTCGAGCTTGCACTGCCGTACTTATCTTCAGTGTGCGCTCAAGAATAGCGAGTGTTGTACCTACAGGTGCCTGTGCAGACATATCCGACACGTTGAGGTCACCCGCAGAAGCGAAGCTACGCCCCTCTTGGATAATCATCTGCAACAACTGATACAGAGTCTGACTTGGCTCTTTATATGGAAGCGGGAGGATGTTGTCACGGATTGAACCGGAAGCCACGTCCACATCACGGAACTCACCCGGAGCTATCGGCGTGTCGTCACCCTTGATCCGCAGACCCTTAGCTTTCAGACCGCCCGGCAAGTTAACCAGCGTACCGGCATCAACCAACTGACGCATGATGGACGTAGCAGCCTTGGCGTAGCCACCGATCAAGTGAATGAAGCCAAAGCCATAGAACCCGAACCCCGGCACATATACATAGTGCACAAAGTGGTTGCGCTTCAACTTAAGCGTGTCGTCCTCATACCAGTTACGACGAATGGAGAGGACTGTACCGGTGCCCTTCTCAATAGTGACGACGTAAGGCAGTGCAATACCCGTAGGCTCGCCATCGTCATCCACATCTTCAAAGCCGGGCAGGTCCAACTCGGCGTGAATCTCAAGTATCTTGTAGCGGTTATCAACGCTACCGACATAGCCTTGATCGCGCTCTTTCTCTTTCTCAATGTCGTCCAGCACATTCTGAGGTTCGCCCAGATCGACATCACGATAAAACCCCGCCACCTGCAGCTTGCGCACCTCGTTAGGAGTCTTACGCATGACGTGAGTAACACGCTCCGCAGTCTCCAGAGACGACGCGCCATACGGCACAACCATGTCCTCGGCTGGGATGAACATCGCTACTTGGCGACCCAAGGCCGGATCAAAGTAGACCTTCTTAAACGCAGAACCCGCCAACGGCAAAGAGAACAACATCTTCTCGTGCTCCGGGCGATACTCCACCATCTCTTCAGTCAGGCGATAGTTCATGTCTTCACGGACACGTGCCGCAGCCTCTTCACGCAGCTTATCTATAGCGCCAACGATCTGAGTCTTAACCGGACCCATAGCTGGGAACGTCTCAACAATAGCTTCAGACTGGAACCGCACAACTGCCTCGGTTAACATCGGATGGAACACACCACATGCGCCAGCCCACGGCTCACTACGCTCCTCTACTTTCAAACCAAGCAGCTTCAAGCCTTTGACGTAGGCATCGACCCAGTCCTTGCGGGAGTCTTGGTCAGACGTAAACTCACCTATCAAGTCTTCGCCCAGCCCTTGCAGTTCACTCTCGTCTATAAACTCAGCGAGGTTGGCGTCAAAGTCGTCAGCGGTAGGTTCCCGCTTCTCTATATCAACTTCCATGCCGTCAGCACGGATGCGTACCGCTTCTGGGTCTTCAATCTCTATTTCCAAGTCGGGTTCCGCTACAGTCGCGTCAGCTATGCCGAGAGGCGCTGCATACAGACCCTTGTCGATGTTGTTTGCCATGATTCTTCCTTATACGTTGTAATACCCAGCGTTACGCTGAGACTTAAACCACTTAATTTCTTCTGGCTCGTCACTTGGCAGGCGGATAAAGCCTCCCTGACGGAACCGCGCCAACGCTAAGGTCGTCGCGTCAACTAAGTCGTCATGCTCACCACTGGGGAAACTAGCGATCTCGTCGATGAGCTCCTCGGCCCACCGCGTCTCTGGCACCCATACCTTACCGGACGCAATGATGTCCGACACGGCGTTTAAGCGACTTATCTTGTCATTACCTTTACCCGGCGTGAACTCCTGTGCTGGGATACCCATTGACCGGAACTCATATATAAGTGGCGCACCGGTCGCCTTTTTCTCGATCAGTATGCTGTCTGGCTCCCACTCTTGGTAGTGCCTAAACGCAGTCTCCTTCAGCTCGATCCACTCCATCCTAGCCTTAAAGGAGTTCAGCAGGATGATGTTTGCAAGACCGTGGTCCTCGTCGTTGTAAAAAATACCCCACGTAGTGCATGCACTAAAGTCCGCCCGGCTGTTCTTTTCAAACGCCGTATCCCATGTCTGCAACACGTAGTCGCACTGTGGGGGTCTCTCGTGGGGCCAAACTTTCCACCATTCGCGCTTAATAATTGCGCTGGAATCCGATGTCGGTTGCTGCTGGTACTGCGCCATCCACTTACTATTAGGCAATTCCGTGTGCAACGCTTCAAGCTCGTCCTTAGACCAAAACTCAGGCCACAGCGGGTTGCCGCTAGGCAGAATAGCAGGGAACTCAATGACCTCCCACTCGTCACCGTTGCGCGCAGCCGACGCTTTTAACACCTGACCTGTTAAGTCACGAAGCGACCAGCGAGTGTTATGACT